AAGCGCGCGGATGGCTCCCTCGGCGTCGGCGGAGGAGAGCCCGAGGACGGTCGACGCCTCGGCCACGGCGGTGAAAACGTCCCGCGCTCCCTGCCCGGCGATGGACGTCCCCTTGGCCGCGGCGGCGAGCTGGGTATACCCCTTGGCGGCGGTTTCCAGGTCGAGCCCCAGCCGCTCGGCCTCGGCCCGGACAAACGCCATCTCCCGCGCGGCGCCCTCGGTGCTGCCGGTCGTCGCCTTGAGGGCGTTCGCCATGCGCTCGTAGGACACCTGCGCCTGGACGATCTCGCGGACAAGCAGCCCGGCCCCCAGCGAAGCGAAGGCGGTCCGCAGGTTGAAAACCGCCTTGCGCAGATCGCCCAGCTCGGTCTTGACGGTCTGATAGGCTCCGCCCGTCTTGTTCAGCGCTTCAAAAATGATTTGAACTCGGTTAGCCATTCAGATCCTCAGTCCGGACACGTTGCGCACACCCTGGGGAGCGATTCCCCGAACATCCCCTTGCATTCCTCCAGGTCGCGGCCGCCGCAGTACTCGCCCACGCCCTGCACCTTATCCGCCTTCCGTTCTCCGATCTCCGTCCTCTCGCTCTTGACCCCGAACCCCCGGCACAGGGCGACAACCGACTCCCGGAAAATCAGCTCCCGCTCTCGGTATTTGATCCAGAGGTCAAGATGGCCTCCGGGGACGCACTCCCAGAGGACGCTTTCTCGTTTGCTCCAGTCTCCTCCCGTGAGAAGAACGCAGAGCTGCTCGATCCAGTCGTCGTCAGACCTCCCTGCTGCAGGCAGTGGATCACTTTCAGAAAGACCCCGCCCAGCTGGTTCAAAATCGAGCTGGCCGGGTTGCAGGTAAAAAAATCGCCGATCACCCCGGCGATCTGCTGAGGGGTGATCAGAAACTCCAGCTCGGAGGCGGCGAGATCGAGGTCTTTATCGCGGGGCGACTTGCCTTGTTCGGTCAGCACCACCGCCAGAGCCTTGTCCAGCCGGCCGCGCTCCTCCAGGGCGGTGATCAGACCCTGCAGAATGTTGCCGGGGGGGATCTCGACATCGGCCAAGAGGCCGACCAGCTGCCTCCATTGGCCCAGGACAAGCGGGCGCTGCTCGTAAGTCTTGCCGCCGATCTCGTAGGCTTTCACTTCGTTCACTGTCCGACCTCCTGAAATCGGGCGGCCGCAAGGGCCGCCCCTACACAATTAAGAGAACTCCAGCACAAACTCGTCGTCACCGGCGTTCATCGCCAGCTGGAACTCCACATTGTTGATCTGCTGCCCTTCGCGCTCGCCCTCGGCCACCTTGGTGGTCACCAGCTTGGGCGCAGTGATCTTGACCTTGTTGTACTGGGCAGGGCCGAAGGCGCCGATGGACAGGACCCCGGTGAGCCCGGCCTTCCACTTGCCGTAATAGTCGTAGGTGGCCACCTTCACCGCCTCGGGATCGAAGCGGCCCCGGGTGTCGCCGTCCGTGATCCGGAAGGCCTTGTAACCGCTGGCCGCATTCATGTCCGGGATGCCGGCCACCTTGTTCCCCAGGTCGATCTCGAAAGAGTTGATCGATGGGGCGAATGCGCCCAGGGCGAACTGGGCCGCCAGCAGCTGGGGCGGCATCACGTCGTCATAGGAGGCGACGAGCTGCGCGCCGTCGGCCACGTCCAGGTAGACCCCCATGAAATTGATGTCGGCAAAAAGCTGGCCGCCGGTGGTGGCGCGGAACTTCACGTTCCCCCGGGCCCCGGCGATCTTCTTGACCACCGCTCCGCCTTCGTCGTCGTCGTCGAGGAAGGCCAGGGTCATGGAAGGGATGTTTGCGCTGGCGCGCTTGTAGGTGACCTTCTCGGCGCCCGGGGTGACATCGATTTCCGGCACCAGGCCGCAGGCGCGATAATAGGGATCGAGCCGGGGGAGGACGTTTGCGGCGTAGGCAACGCCGCGCCCCATCACCTCGGCGCTGAAGGAGATGGAGGCCATCCGCGCCCCGGACAGATCGGGCAGCTTGCTGAAGGTGGCCAGGAGCACCTCCCGGGGGAGCATCTTGATGTCAGGGGTGTACTGGGGGTTTGTCACCAGGATGCCGGTCTCTGCCGCGGTAAGGGCCTCGGGAGTCCCTTCCTCGTCCTCGATCTTGCCGGCGATGATGCGTCTCTTGGTCTGCATGGCTTATTTTTCTCCTTTCGTTTCCGCCGGCTTGCCCGGCGAAGCCTTGGCGGAGTCGGGGGCGCCGACGACCTGAACCTTGCCGCCGTCGTTGACGTTGATTTTCCGGGTCTCTCCGGTGTAATTCGGCTTATCCTCTTTCTTCATCGCTGCCTCCGAAGTCTTCATGGTTTTACTCCTCACCCCTCACCCCTCACGGGTTTATCCGTTCCGTCACACTCAGCTGGATCTCCGCGTAGTGGCACAGCACGTCTCCGAACATCCGCTCGTCGATCACCGCCGCCTGGGCCGGGCTGGCCTCCGGGTTGTCGCCGTCGCCGTAGATCCAGGCGGCCCCCGGGGCGGCGGTGCGGAAGACTTCGCAGATCTCGTCGATGAGCGGCTGAAAGATTTCCTCCGTCGCCGCCTCGTCCTGGAACCCGAGAAAAACGCGGATCACGAATTTGTGGTGGCGGAAGAAGGCGGTCGCGCGGTGCTCGCTGAACCCGGTGCGGGTGATCTCCGCCCCCTGGATGCGGCCGGTCGCCTCATAGAAAAACCGCTCGATGTACTTCTTCCAGTTCGTCGCCAGGCGCGAGCGGCCGTGCACCATCCCGACGCCTTCGACGCCCTCCACCTTCGCCTTGACCGCGTTGCGGATCGTCAGATACTTATTTGCCATCGGAGATCTCCACGACTATCGCCAGCCCCTCGCGCTGCGCCATCTCCTGCAGCCGGGGAAGGTTTTCGGTAAAGGCCTTCTCGAACATGTGCGCCCCCTCAAACCCCTTTTGACCGATCTTGCGCCGCACCACGTACTCGATGCGCTGCGCCTCGCGCTCGGAGAGGCCGAACTTCAGCTGGATCCACGGCACCAGCGCGCCCCTCGGAGGCCAGCCCCGGCCGGGACGCCGTCCGCGCTCCACCACCTCGCCGTAGCGGGAGGCGGTTCCGACCGAGCCTCGCACCAGGGGAGTCCCTCGGCCGGTCACTTCCGGCTGGATCGAGGCGAGCAGTCCCCCCTGGGCTCCGGAAACTCCCTGGGGCGTGCGGACCTTCACCTCCCGGGTGAGCATCATCACGCCGGAGGTAACGAACCGGTCGATGTGCTTCTGCACCACCGCCGGCCCCTTGCCGGCCAGCAGCGGCCCGCTGATCTCGATGCGCGCGGTCAGGTTCATCGGTGGGTCAACCTCGTCCGGCCGGATTTCGGCGCGGGCGCCACGGCCGAAGCCGCCGCGCTGCCCCCCTTGGGGTCGATCCCCATGTGGGCGTGATAGCGGGTCTCCAGGGAGTCGGCCAGGCGGCGGAACTCGTCGGTCTTGCTCCCCCGGTTCACGCTGTCTGCCTGGATACTGGAGTCGCTGCTGTGCCCGAAGAGCGCGGCCAGGGTGCGCAGACAGAAGGAGGCGGCCAGGCAGGCCACGGCGTCCAGATCCCCGGCGGGGATGTCCGCCTCGAGGCGGCCCGCGGTGAAGGTCGCCCGCACGCTCTCGCCGACCTCCGGAGTCTCCTCCGGGAGCCGCAGCTTCAAACCGGCCGGGGCGCGGTAGAGCGTCCACTCGTCGGCGTCGAGGAGCGTCTCGGGAACCTCGCCGATCGGATACTCCACGCGGCGGATCTGGCTGAACTCCTCCACCCACTCCTCCGGCAGGGCCAGATCATGGGAGCCGTCGCCGGCCAGATCCGCGACGATCTCCTTCGGCCGGTGTTTGGAGTACTTCTCCAGGGCGGCGTCGATCGCCGGCAGGTAATCGTCCAGCTCGGTGAGCCGTTCGGATTCGTCCTTTACTTTTCCGATGACCAGGTCGAGAAGGGGCATGGTTTACTCCGTTGTCGGTTCCGGGGCCCAGGGTCCAAAGTTCATGATTTATGAACTCTCGATGCTGAACCCCGGCGGGGAGGATCTCTCCCCGCCGGAAGCACGTCAGTTATCGCGAGTCAATTCGTTCGGCGCAGCGTCAGCAGCACCGTCACGTCCTCGACGCTGGGCGTGGTGCCGGAGACGTCGAGAATCACAGTGACCACCGCTTCATCCGCGATTGTCGTATCGGTCAGCGTTCCCTCGTACACCGTATCGGCGGCAGCAAGATCGATCGGCGCCGACAGGATCGACGTCGACCCCTCCTTGACGTCGATGGTGTACACCTCGTCGGTGCTGGCGTAGTCGGCCGTCTCGGCGCTGGCGGAGACGCCGAGCACTTGCGCCTTGAAGGGGAGCTTGCCGCGGAAGATCACCGGTGCCGAGACGGCAGTGACGGCGCGGTTCATGGTGATCGGCACCACCTGGATGCCGGTGACCACTTCGGAAAAATTCGCCGTATCCGCCAGCGCGGGCGAGGGGGAAAGAATTGTCATCGAGCACAACAGAAGCAGAGGCAGCAGAAAAAGGGAGAGAAGTCGTTTCATCCTTGTTGAACCTCCATAGAAAGAGTTTTGACGCGGGGCCGGGCTATCCGGCCCCGCGATTCACCGGTTGCCGATCGCGGCTCTAGTCCGCGACGATGTTCCCCTGGAAGCCGCGGTAGTCGGCCACCGCGCCGCCGTAAATGTGACGGATCTTGTAGGTGAGCTTGTCGTTGCTGAACATGCTGCCCACGTTGGGCATGTCCTGGACGAAGAGGTCGGGCTCTTCTTTGCCGTCGAGGAAGCCGATCTCGATCATGGGGATGTCTGCCGGGTCGGCCGCCAGGAACCAGTCGCTCACGTCGGTCCAGAAGAGGTTGACGATCAGCTCCCAAGTCTGCCGGCGCACGGCGTCTGCCTGGGTCGGCTGAAATTGACCCTGGGTCGGCTTGACGGTGAGCTCGTAGGCGGTGTCTTCCAGGGCGCTAGGCACGATGATGTAGCGCGGCGGAATGCCGAGATAATCGTTGCTGCCGAAATCCTTCTGCTGGATCATCTGCAGCCGGGCCGCCTGCAGTTTGTCTTTGGCCAGCGCGGCGGTTTTCAGGTTGGCGTGGTCGTTGTGAAAGAGAGCCTTGGCGTCATAGATCGCCGAGTTCGAATCCAGGAAGCCGAAGACGAACTTGTACAGGGTGCGGGCCGCGGCGCGGGAGAGCTTGACCGGGATGCGCCGGATGATCTGCACGTCATCGTTGCGAATGGCCTCGAGCGTCACGTCCTCGGTGCCGCCCCGCTTGGAAGGCGCGTAGGTCATCTCTTCGTCGCCCGGGCTGGCCATGGCGCCGTAGGGCTGCCCCTCTCCGACTCCCGGCAGGTCTCCATAGCCGCCCATGCGCGGCCGGTGCTGGGTGCGGAAATCATTGAGCGGCACCACCTCGCAGATCTTGCGCCAGTCTTCGAGCCCGGCCAGCTTGTACTCCTTGAGCATCTTTCGGGTGATGGCGTCGCCCAGGGCTTCGGCGAAAGTGCCGCTCTGGACCGAGGCGGTCAGCCTGACGGCGTTGCGCACCTGCCCGGTGAAGTTCAGGTCGCCGGTGATGTCCTGGTAGGCGGCTTTGAAGCTGTTGACCTTCCCGTCGAAGAAGTCGTCGAGGTAGGATTCGACCTTCTCCCTCTGATCGATCACCACCCGCACCCCGCCGGCGCCGGCCACGGTTCCCGAGGCGGTGAGCTGATCCCAGGTCTCTTTCTCCTCCTTGATTGCGGCGCGAAGGGTCTCCACCTCGAAGACCTGTCCATCGAAGCGGCGCTGCAGCTTGCCCACGATTACATCCGGCAATTTGCTCGCTCCCAGCTCGTCCCGCAGCGCCAGCTTGCAGGCTAGCAGGTTGACCTCCTTCAGGGCGTCGCCGCCCTGGCCGCCTTTTCCGGCCTTGCCGATTTCCTCGGCCACGATGCTCGCCACCGCGGCGCGCATCTCCTCGCCCATCTCCACCAGGGGCGAGGTCATCGCCGCGGTGATCTGCTCGAGCGCCTCGGTCTCGGTGATGGTTCCGTCATCCACTTTGGCCTGAATCCCTTTGTAGAGATCAGGTCGCTTGGCCTTGAGGGCCGCCAGTAATTGCTGCAGCATTCTTTCCTCCGTTCCGCCGTCGGCAACCGCCGCGGCCATCTGTTGTAAGAAACCGCCGCCGGCAGCCGGCTCGTACACCACGTCCACCTGGACGCGCTTAACCTGCTGCGGCACCATCATTTTCTTGCCGCCGATGTTCACCTGGGCGGCCTTGGCGCTGAGGTCCACGGAGAGCCCGTAGACGTAGGGGATGCCGCTGTCGCGGCAGGCGACCAGATCCCGGTTCAGCCATTCGGAAGAGGGCATGATGACGATCTCGGCGTCGATGCCGGTTTCGTCGGCCGTGGGGTTGGTCAGGGCGCCGACCAGCTCGCGGGTGCTCTTGCCGAACTTGCCGGGCTTCTCCCGGTGCTGGCTGTCGTTGAGGGCAAAGACCTTGGCGCCGTCGAACATCGGCAGGGCGGCGGTCAGGGCGGTTTTGTCCCAGTAAATGGCGGCGTTCTTGTCCGGGCCGAACTCGATGACCCGCACTTTCCACTTGAGGGCGCCGCTCTGGCCATCTTCGGCCGCCACGGCGGCGAGAAACTCGCAGGACGCCTTTACAGGGACGAAATCCACCTTGCGCTGCACCGCCTGCGGTTGGCCCAGGGTGACCTTGCCGTCGACGATGGCGTAGGAGCGCTTGAAGTACTGCCCCTTCCCCTCGACCTCATAGACCACCTCGGCCGGGTAGAGCTCGGCGACGTAGCAGTAGCCGTTGGTTCCCAGGGTGGCCTTGACGGCGTCGCGCACCAGGGCGGTGATCTGTCCGAAACTCAGCATGGGTCAGCTCCTTTGCGGCGCGGGTTACTTGGCCGCCGGCTTTTCGGCTTCCTTCTCGACGGTCAGCTTCTGTCCGTCGGCGGTGACCAGGACAACGGTGGTCTCCTTCTCCGCGAAGCTCAGCACGTCCTCCGGGCGCAGCGCCCGCTCGACCGGGTCGTAGGTGACTTTCGTCCGGCCGTCCTCGGTCGTTTTTTTCTGCCGGCTCGTACGGTACTTCAAACCTTTTAACCACTCTTTTTTCAACCCTTCACTCATGTGCCTGCTCCTTTTGTTTGATGCCGCGGTAATACTTCCGTCCTAAACCCCCGCCGCGAATGGCCGTCAGGGCGCGAAATTCGGTTTATAACAGGGGTGTCAAGGCTTTTTGGTACCTTTGCCCGCCATCGGGGTCTTGACCTGCCCCAGCTTGAACTTTCCGGTGAGGTCCTCTTCGCGTCCGGTTCTCTGTCCCCGCCAGGTGATCACCTCGCCGCGCTCGTTGAAGATCGGCAGCTTGTCCCGTCCCCACGCGTCCATGTAGGGGACGTGCTTGCATCCGCAGCGGATGACCTCGGAGGCTGGGGCCTTGGGATCCCGGGGGAAGCGGATCGAGAGGGACCCCAGCACGAAGGGCCTGTCCACCGGCTGGATCTGGCCGTGAAGCGCCAGATGGTTGCGGCGCGGCTGCTTGGGGTGGCCGGCATGCCACCACTGCTTCTTGAGATCGGGGACCGAGGAGGTGGCCGCCTCCATCCCCAGCTGGCTGGCCTGGGAAAAGGCCCGCCCCATCTCCGTGCCGGTGATCACTCGGGCGCGCTCCTCGATGCTCCTGAAGACGCCAGGGCTCTCCAGTGTGCCGGCGATCGCCTGCTGCACCTCCCAAGGCGTCTTCTGTCCCAGCACGCCCAGGGTCAGCTCCCCTCGGATGCGGGTGAAGGCGTCGGAGGAGAGCCCGCGGATCTTGTACACGCCGAACTCCTTGAGGCTCTGCAGCGACGTCGTGGGCACGTGGAAGAAGCCGAAGCCCAGGCCGGCGCCCTTCGTCCCCTCCGGCAGCAGGTCCGCGCCGGCGTCCCAGGAGGCGTCAAGGAGGCTGCCGATCTCCCGGCCGGCGGCCGCCTCGAAGTTCTGCAGGTGCCGCTCGATGGAGGCGAGGTTCTGCCGCAGGTGATAGGCCGCGTAGCTTTCGCCCTGGACGGAGCGCAGCTCCTCCAACATCTGCTTCTTCACCTCGGTCAAAAGCCCCTTGATGGCCTCCTGTCCGGAGAGGATCTTTTGATCCTCGGCCTTAAGCAGCCGCAGCAGGTTTGCGGAAACGTCGACCGCCATCTACTCCTCCGCCCCTTCCTCTGGCTGCTTGCCCTTGGACCCGGGACCCGGGACCTTGGACTTTGGACCGGTTTTGTAGTCGGAGTATTCCGGGTCATCCAGATCCATCGCCTCCGGATCGAGCTCATAGCCGATCAGCGCCAGCACGAAGGCGAAGACCTTCACGGCGCTGTCCTTGTCGATCCAGTTCTGGGCCGAGGCGGCAACCAGGGAGGTGATGATGTCGCGCACGGCGGTGCTCACCTTGGCGAGGTCCTTTTCCTTGGCCTCGGGTTTCTGTACGGCGAAATCGAAGGGGTCCTCTCCCTTTTCGGCGTGCAGATAGCCGGCGTCCAGGGAGCTCTGCACCACATAGGTGAAGATCGTCTCCAGGATGTGCTTCACCAGGTTCTGCCGGTCCTCGATCATGGCGTAGAAGGGGGCGTCCATCTCGCCGGCTGTGGCCCGGTTGACGTCGCCGCCGCCGCCGTAGAAGTGCTCGGGGATCGAGCGGTTGCCCAGGATGTGGTTGCGGAAGAGGCGCGCCCCGTTTGAGACGTCCAGCGCCTTGAGGTCGGGCGCGACGGCGGTCCACTTCACTTTCTCGTTGTGGTAGCGGGTGCTGCCCGGCTTGGGAGCCGGGTTGTCCTTGGCGTAGTCCGCGATCTGCTTCGGGTCGGCTCCCGCGATCTCCACGTCCCACACGAAGGCATTCATCTGGCTCGTCTTCTCGGCGTAGTCGAAAACGAAGCGCTCATATTCGTCGATCCAGTCGGCGATCGGAAACAGGTCCGACGTCCCCAGGGGATCGTTGCTGACGTTGTTGATGGAAAAGAAGAAGCATTCCCCCTCGGTCCACCCCTCGCGCAGCGCTCGGGCCTCCTCTGAAACCACGGTTTCGGATTCTCCGGTCAGGATGGTGCGCAGGATGCGGGTGCGGGTGGTGTCGCTGTGATGCTGCACCTTGAGCCCGATGATGATCTCGACGTTTTCCGGGTCGGTGTAGACCTCGACGATCAGCGCCGGGTCGATGGTGCCCAGGCGCACCCGGCCGGTCTGCTCCCCCTTGAACACCGGCCAGCACTGCACGCCGAAGAGAAAGAGCTCGCGAACCATGCGCTTGAGGCGGATGTCCATGCGGTTGACCGGATCGAACCAGAATTCGTTCAGCAGCTCCTCCACGGCATCAGGGCCGGCGGTGTAGGTGAATCCCTTGCCCACCACGAAGGAGGCCAGCGACTCGATGATCCAGTTCCCCAGGGGGTTGGTTTTCCAGAGCCAGTAGCAGATTTCAACCTGCCGCTGCCAGGTGGCCACCGGCAGTTCGCGGTTGGCGTTCCCCGACAGCCGTCTCCACCCCGCCTCGTCGAGGGAGGAGCCGGCGGCCTGCATGCGGGCGTCGACCTGGCGCTGAATCTCGCCGCCGAAAAACTTGTCGGCCAAAAACGATTTGATGCCCATCAGGCGTGCCTCCTGTTAAAAATGCGTCCCAGCCGGCCGGTGATTCCCTCGGGGCGCTCGCGGCGGTAGGTGTCGCGGTCGGGTTCGCTCGACACCCCCACTGCCGGTATCAGCCCCTCCTCGCACAGCCCCAGCAGCATCTCCAGGCCGTCCGGCCCGTCGTCGTGGCCGCCGCGGTTCGCCGGGCGGTAATAGATCAGCTGTCGCTTGAGTTCGCGGTGCTCTTCCTTGAAGCGGATCCAGCCGTTCTTGATCCAGGGCTGCAGCCGGATGATGCGCAGATCCTTGTCGGCGGTCGGCTTGTGGTCATCGATGTTGATCGTGAGCCCCTCGTCGTGGGCCAGCTGCTCGAACTGCCGGGCGAAGAACTCCTGGAACTGCACCGTCTCCATCCGGAACTTGGCGAAGGGATCCCGCTCGTGGTAGGTCAGGATGTCGGTCATGATCCGGTCGGGCGGCCGCTTCTCGATGTCCGCGATCGTCAGATACAGGATGCGGTTCTTCATGCGGCCGCCGAGGATCGCCGAGGGGTCCGCGCGCTTGTTGCGCTTGCCCAGGGAGGGATCGCAGGCCCCGGCGTGCGGGATGTCCTCCAGGTCGATTTCGTCGTCGTCCCAGTACTGGATCCACTCCTCGAGAAAAACCTGATCCTCGGGGTTGAGCGGCTCGTTCTGCTTCTCGCTGTCGAAGTACGCCGGGCCGTCCGAGACCCGCATTTTCATCAGGTAGTAGTAGGGCTCCATCTCCGGCCACAGGACCAGCGTGCCCGCGAGCATCTGCTCCCTGTGCTGCTCGAAGAAGGCGTCCGCCAGGGCTTCGGCTTCTTCCTTGCCGGCGGAGAGGTCCGAGAAGATCCGCTCCCATTCGTCCCACAGGCGGCGGTTCGACGCCCACTGGAGGACGGCCTTGAACTTCTTCCCTTTCCAGCCCGGCTTCTCCAGCAGCCGCTGCAGGAGCGATTCGTGATGCAGCACCGTGCCCACGACGATATAGACGGTGTCCGGCTGGCCGATCTTCATCAGCGCCTTGAAAAACCAGTTCTCCAGCTTGCGGCGCTGCTCGGCGCTCTCGACGCTCTCGTCGTTCTCCAGGTCGTCGCCGATCACCAGGTCGGGCCGGTAGCTGCCGTGGCGCAGGCCGCGCAGCTTCTGCCCGGCTCCGGCCGCCTGGATCTTCACGCCGTTGCGGGTGATGATCTGGTCGGCTCGCCACACCGGCCCCTCGCCGGCCAGCTCGGGGAAGTCCTGCTTGAGCCGTTCGTTGGTCTCCAGCTCCAGCTTGATGAAGGAAAGAAACGCCTCGGCCTGCCCCCGGGTCTCGGAGACGATCAGGGGATAACGGCGCTTGCGGTAGACCGCGCACCACAGCGGCAGCAGGAAGGTGGTCCAGGTCGACTTGGCGTTGCCGCGCGGGGCGGCGTCGGCTTCCTTGTCCCCCTCGCCGGTGGCGATCGCCCGCTCGATCATCGCCGGGTAGCGCTCGGCGAAGTACTTGTGCAGGGCGCTGGAGGGGCGGTTGAAATAGTGGGGAAAGTAGGTCTGCCCGAAAAAGGCGATATCCGCCTCCGACCGCCGCTTGCGCTCGCGCTGCGCCTTCTTGTCCTCCGGGAACGGCCGCGCCGCCGCCTGGATCATCTGGCGGATGGCTTCGACCTCGCGGGAGAACTGGCGGTCTTTAGTTGCGGATACGGCCATGCTTTTCCTCGTCCCTCATCCCTCGTCCCTCGTCCCCGGCCGTCAGGCCGAATACTTCTCCCGTCCCCACTGGATCAGGTCGTCAAAGTTGTCTTCCACCGCCCGGACCAGATCCGGATCGTTGCGGCCGCCGTACTCGATGAGATCCCGCACGAAATCGAGGAAGAGGGCCGCGCGCTGCGCCGTCGATTTCAGCACCGCCTCGCGTTCGGCTGTTTCGAAGCTCTTCACCAGGGCGCCGAGCTTGCTGATGCCGTCCAGGGTCTGCGGGGGGAGCTTCCCCACGTTCTCCGGCTTCTCGGCAAATTCCAGTTCCCGCTCCAACAGGTTCTTGAGCCGGCGGCCGATGCTCTGCTTCTGCTCCCGGGCCCGGTCCCACTCGTCCAGCTCCTCGCTCGGCCGCCGGGTGCGGGCCTTCCAGTCGGAGAGGCTCTGCCGGGAGACCCCCAGGGCCTCGGCGATCGCGTCGAGCGTCTGCCCCTCGGCGTACATGCGGGCCGCGATCGGCTCCAGCCTCGCCCGGGCTCCCTTCTCAGCCATGGGTGCCCCCGTGGCGCGGGACGCGGGACGAGGGACGCGGAAAAGCGCCCTTTCTCGTTCCTCGTCCCTCGTTCCTCGTCCCGCTCATCTCAGCTCCCTCTCCAGCCGGGAGATCTTCCCCTGCAGCCCGGCCAGCTCTCCCATGGTCATCACCAGCTCGTCCATCTGCTGGGCGACCAGGGCGGTGTTGATCTCCTCCACGTCGGCCAGGGCGGTGTTGAGCCCGGCGCGGATGGAGTCGCACAGCCCGTCGGCCTTGAGGCGCAGGCTTCGGCGCTGGTCGGCGGCTTCGGCGAGCTGGCCCCGCATGGCGGCGCGTTCGAGGTTGAGGCTCATTGCTTCCCGGACCTTTCCCTGGCGATGGGGCACCAGTGGTTGTTGTTGATCTTCTGCACCAGCCCCTCCAGGGTGCGGGTGGAAAGGGTGATGATGCTGGTCAGGTCGCCGGCCAGCCGCTCGTACCCCTTGACCAGCAGCACGTTGTCTTCGTAGAAGCGGGCGATCTGCTGCACGTCCTCGCGGTACCGGTCCAGCACCTCGGCCAGCTCCTTCTTGTGCTCGCCGATGATGCGGTCGGTGCGGCGCTGGTCGACGTACCAGAAGACCACGGCCATGCCGGGAAGCCCCAGGGTGCTGACGATCAGGGCGATGAATGAGATGGAAATTCCCTCGAGCACGCGTTACCTCCAGTTTTCAAGCAGTTCTTGACAATTCACGCAGCGGGTGCAGCCGGGCGCGGCCTGGCGTCGCCGCTCGGGGATCTCCTCGCCGCAGACGGCGCATTCGGCCTGCGCGGGCCCCTTCGCCGTCAGTGCCAGGCGGCGGCGCTCCAGCGCGTCGTCCACCATCTGATCGGCAAAAGCCTTGGCGCGATCCCCGTCGTCCATTACTTTGCCTGCTGCGCCTTGAAATTTTGCACCGCGGCCTCGATGGCGGCGTTGACCATGCTCGTGGTCACCTGCGTGCCGATCTCCACCCCTTGCCGCCTGAGGTCGGAGACGATCAGGTCGTAGGCGACATCCCGCTTGGTCTTGCTGCTGTCGCCCGCGTAGTACTGCGCGGTGGCCGTGACCGCCTTGGTGGCGGCGGCGGCCAGGGCTGGCCCGGCGGCGCTGAGGAAGATGCGGATAAAGGGGGCGATGAAGCCCCAGATGGAAGAGGTGATGAGCTTGAGTCTTTCGAGCATGTTCGGCTCCTTTGCGATGCGGCGGATCTTGCGGGCGAGGATCAGGTCCCAGTCGACGCGCCATGTTTTCTTAAAGAAGAAGTCTTTCACTCCCGGCGAGGCTCCTCGGTGGAGCTCAACTCGGCCGGGATCGGCGTCGACGCCTCCACGGCCTTCTTGAGCTTCTCGGCCTTGCCCCCCAGCCCCAGGGCGACGAAGCCGGCGCTCAGAGTTCCTACCGCGCTTTCCAGGTCCATCCGGGGCAGGCCCTGGTCGGGAAACATGTGTCCGGCGATCCCCACCAGCCCGACGAGGATCAGCCCGACGCCGCCGATCACGGTCTTGTAGCCGTCGAGCTTGCGCCCGGTGAATCCCAGAAGCTTTTTTAGGAGAAAGTTTTTCATGACGGCTCCTTCGTTGTCAGTAAAGCCACATCACCTCTTGAACCAGGCTCTTGTCCAGGTCGAGGTGTACGAACATCGGGGCGATGCCGATCCGGCTGATGCCGGAGTGCAGCGCCAGGCTCACCAGCTCGTGGCGATGCACGCCGTTGGCGCAGGCGATGTCGGCGGCCAGCCCCCGCAGGTGGGCGCTGTTTTCCCCTCCGCCGACCTTGGCGTTGTGCAGGGCGCAGCGAACGCCCGAGGTGACGGCCAGCGCCCGCCCCAGGCGGTCGCGAAGCATTTCGAGAAAAAACACCAGCTCGGGGGCGACGTCGTCTTTGCCGCACCCGCACTGGCAGGCGAATTCGCGGCGGCTGAAATGCGTGCTTAAATCTCCCATCGCGGGCCTCAAAATTAAGAGTGCAGAGAATCGAAGGTTGCCCCCGGAGTGGTCAGCTCCGGGGGCTTTGCAGGAGGTCAGGGGCTCAGAGGCCCTCAGGTCATGGGGCGAGAATAGCGGGGATGGGGCGGGAAGGATATTGAAGCGCTTCAAAAAGAAAGCCCCTCCGGAGAGGGGCTTTTGTGTGGGGATACAGGCGAGGGTCTCTCAGTGGGGCTTTATTGGGGGGCGCAGGTGGTTAAATTGAAGGCCGAAGGGGTTGCGATCATCACAACCCCCCAGCGCTTTTCTGCGGCCTTGATTTTAGCGTACTGGCTTGGCCAATTTAACCCCCAATTTTACCTGTGCCCCTTGCCTTTTCTGGTCGGACGAATTTCGTCCGACCAATTTGAACCGACGAAATTCGTCGGTTCAAACTGACGATGTCGCCGAGGTGGGCGCAGGCATTACGATTCACCCGAACAGGGGCAACTGGGCAGGCGACTGAATGGGTAGCCCCCACCCCTCTGCGTAGCGCAACGCCGCTTTTCTCGCCGGCCCCTTCTGCACCTGGCTAACCTTGCGGGGGTCGAGCAGGCCGACATTGATCATGCTCTTGACCGCTCTCGCCACCCGCCCGCGACTGATTTGGAGCGCCGCAGCGATGTCGCGGTAAGCGTGACCCGCCAGCGCGGCCATACGAATTGGCGGCCAGTGGGGCCGGCGCGCGAACCAGTAGTTCTCGACCTGGATGCTCGGCTGGATGAATTCGCCGGAGATGAGAGCGTCATATGCGCGGATCACCCGCAAGTGAAACGTCGGGCTAATCCACATAGCATAGGCGTAAACCAGCTCCTTGACGCCGTAGGTGCTCGGGTTTTTGACCGCCTCCACGAGGACCGGAGCGGCACCTAAATAGGTGTCGCTTTTTTCGGCATCGATCGCTTTGATTAACTCGTTTGCTTGGCTGTACCTCAGCCATCGCCACGGGCTATTTTTGTTCTCACCGCCTGCCGCCTTGTGCAGGTCATTGAGGCAATAGCGCCCCTGCTCGTCCTGCCGAATCTTCGTCCCTGTGACCATTAGCTCATTCATGATTTGACCTCCTCGGCCTCGTGAAGTTGATCCGAAACGGCCATCACCTCATCCTCGAGACCGCGAAGGATGAGGAACAGACCGAACTCGCCTTGTACGCTGAGCTGGAATTGATTCTCGGAATGCTGAGAGAAGGCGTCGCCGATAAAGGCGAGCTTGGCGGCGATGTGGCGCAGAACGTCGATGGGGTGGTCTTCTGTCGGGCGGGTACACATAGGCAGCTCCTGTATTGGGGGTTGGATCCGCCCACTTTCCGCTTCCAAACGAAAAGAGGGCGCGCCATGCGGGTTGGAAGACCGGCTACAGGAAACCGGCGAGCCCGAAGGCTCCCCACACGACGCGCCCAACTGGAGCGCCATGCTGTGGACACAAAAAGACCGCCGAGAGAGCGAGGCGGTGTGTCCGCCTGTATGCCGGGCTTCCAAACCCGACCGCTGGATTTTGCCAACGGCGGGTAAACGGTAGCCCATCGCGGTTTTCGTGTCAACACTTCTTTGATCCATCAATCGAACAGGCTCCCCT